ATGCCGCGAGTCGTGCCCTCTGGCATGTTCGGCCCGAGCGCCGAGTTGTGTACTTGCACGTAGAGATGAAACGGAAGATTTGCGTGGCGCGGCATTTGCGTAGGTATACTGCCAATGCGGAGGGGTGAGTCTGAGGTGGCTTCGGCCCCAAACACTCACAGGGGCATCGGCAGAAAGGCCGCGAGGCACGGCCCGGTGCAGCGCACCCTTGGTGTAGCAAACGCATTCCGCCATCGGGCAGGCCAGGCTAAGACCTGGCGCTGCCCACCTGACCAGCAAACTAGTCATGTGACAAAGTGACTACAGTTGTCGACAAGTGTGGTGAGTTTGTCACACGCCTGAAACGAAACGCCCCGCGGACCGTGAGGTCGACGCGGGGCGCTTCCGGGGGTTCAGTCAGGTCGCGACGCGCTCGGCGGCGACTTGCCGCTCTGCCTCGTCAGAGAGCCGCGCCTGACGCGGGAACGGTAACCCGGCATTTCGGGGAAGTCAAGGGTTGACCGCCGGAATCCGGTCGTTATCATGGGGCGCAAGAGCAGGTGCAATGCTCGACAATTTGACCGACTGTGGGGCGGGTTAGCCGCACCTGCTCCCCGCCCCACGTCGGTTATTTCAGGAGCAAGGACGCATGCATTGGTTCCCGTTCTATACGAAGGAGTGGACAGCCAGCGTGGCGCACATGAGTGCCGCCCAGCGCGGCATGTACCTGTCGATGCTGATTTACCAGTGGGACAACGGCACGGTCCCGGACTGCCCGGATCAATGCGCCCGCATCGCCGGCGCCAGCTCCGTGGGCAAGTCCGACTGGGCGGTGGTGCGGGATAAGTTCCACGCAGACCAAGACCGGCTGGTGAACCACAAGTTAGAGGACGTTCGTCGTGAGCAGCAGGATCGCCACGACAACGCATCCAGGCGAGGCAAGCGTGGCGCAAGCGTGCTTCATGGACGCAGCAAGCATGGCTCAAGCACAGGTCAAGCACTGGCACAAGCACAGCCCAAGCATGGCTCAAGCATGGCCGAAGCATGCCAATCAGAATCAGAATCAGAATCAGAGTCAGAAGAACCGCTCGCTATAACCGTACGTCCAACGAGAAAGACTCCCGTAGAGAGTCCGAAGCCTGACAACCTCACCGTCTTGCGGTCGATGGCCGCCGCCGACCGGGAAGGCGGGCGGGAGGAATTTCAATGAATCATGAACAGCCGAGCTGGCAGCAGAACCGTGCGCTCATGGGCGAGCTCTGGCCGCGCTGGCGCCTCGAGCCGGCCTTGTCCAAGCTCCTCGACGAGAAGTGGGGGCAGCTGCACCAGGACAAGCTACGCGAGTGCATCCGCCAGCACCGCATGGAGCGGGACTCGACCCCGGACCTGTCCACGATCCACGCCGCCTACTGCCAGATCACCGGGCACGGCGAGCAGGGCAGGACGGCGGTCAGGGAAACCCGCCGCTACATCGAGGAGATGCGCGGCCCGACCGAGGCCGAGCTGGCCGAATGGGACCGCGAATCCGCCGCCATCCTCGCCACGGCCACGCCCGAGGAGATCAAGGCCGCCAAGGAACGGCTCGGGATCGCCCCCGACAGCGACCGCATCCTCGGGCTCATGGTCGAGTACTGCCGAGAGCACAAGCACCGCCGCACGCCCAGGCGCGATGCCTGAAGAAATCATCGTTTCCCACGCGCACGCGAAACGAAACGAACGCTTTGTAGCATCGCCTTCATGGCGGGAAAGCGAAAGCCACGGCACAACCCCGTACTCTTGGCCCAGTTCGGGGACTGCTTGCTGGGGATCATGTACCCCCGCCCCGACGAAGAAGACTGCATACCCGTCGCCGTATACAGCGCCGAGATGATCGCCGCACGCCTGCGCGACAACGAGAACATGACGATGGCCGAGGCGCGCTGCTTCGTCACCGACCGCATCGAGCAGAACTACCTCGGGCCAGGCACCCCAAGGATCATCTGGCCGGCGACCGAGGAGGATTTCGGTGAAGTCATCACCTCGCAGTGATATACTGCGGGCAATGAATATCGGCTCGTATGAGGACGTGAAGGCCGCGATCACGCATGGCCTCACCTCCGCAGGAACCACGCGAAGCGCACTCGCACGCCGACTCGAGGCACAGGGCGCCCTACGAGCGCACACCGTGCAGTGCCTCCTGTCCACGGCCCCCGTAATCGGGCGCAGACGCCCCACGTTCGATTCCGTGCTCAAGATCGCCCACGCAGCCGGGTTCGAGCTCCGGCTCGTCCTGAAGGATTCCTGATGCCCAGCAAGTCACCCGCCCAGCGCCGCCTCATGGCAGCCGCCGCCCATTCCCGCTCCTTCGCCAAGAAGGTCGGCGTCCCCATGAAGGTCGCCAAGAAGTTCAACCGCGCCGACGTCCGCGCAAAGGGCAAGCGGAAGAAGTGACCGCCCTCGTCGCCTACGACGACAACGGCCGCCGAATCGGCCAGACCCACCACAATGCCACGATCACGGACGAAACCGTCACCCTCATCCGCGTGCTCCACGAAGACCGTGGATGGGGATATCGTCGCATCGCCAAGCACCTCTCCCTCCGCTGGCAGACGGTCGCGAAGATCGCCCGCTACCAGCGCCGCAGCGCAGTCCCCTCCTCCTGGCGGCGACCTCGCGATCAGAAAGCAAGGCAGGCAAACGATTTACACGCAGGAAGTGGCTGACGAGATTTGCCTGCGCCTGTCAAAGGGCGAGTCGCTCAACGCCATTTGCAAGACCCCGGGAATGCCGCCCGAGCAGACGGTCAGGAACTGGCACATCAGTGACATCAACGGGTTTGCTGCGAAATACGCACAAGCGAGGATTGCCCAGGCCCACCGATGGGCCGAGGAGATCGTCACCCTGTCCGACATGCCACCGCCGCTCACCCCGGACGGGCGCTACGACTCCGGCGCAGTCGCCCACCAGCGCCTCATGGTCGATACCCGCAAGTGGCTCCTGGCCAAGGTCCTGCCCAAGGTCTACGGCGACCGCGTCAGCCTTGACCACGGCGGCGGCATCGTCCTGAACGTCATCACCGGCGTCCCGGATGCCTGAGACGATCCGGCTCGGATACGAGCCCAGGGCGTGGCAGCGCAAGTGCCACCTCGAGCGTCGCCGCTTCACCGTCCTCGCCCTGCACCGACGCGCCGGGAAGACCGAGCTGGCGCTCATGGAACTCATGCACCGAGCGGTCAAGTTCACCGACGAACTGGGGTTCTTCGTATACGTCGCCCCGTTCCTGAAGCAGGCCAAGGCCATCGCCTGGGCGCGATTGAAGCAGAAGCTCGACCCGTTCATCCGCACCGCCGCGGTCGAGATCAACGAGGCCGACCTGGCCGTGACGTTCAAGCACAACAAGGCCACGATCCGCCTGTTCGGCGGCGACAACCCGGACGCCCTCCGCGGCGTGCGACTCGACGGCTGCGTCATCGACGAGGTCGCGCAGATCAAGCCCGAGGTCTGGAACGACATCCTCCAGCCCGCCCTCTCCGACCGCAAGGGATGGGCCATGTTCATCGGCACCCCCGCCGGGATCAACCTGTTCAGCGAGCTGTTCTACCGGGCAGGCTCCCTGCCCGACTGGTATGCGGCGAGGTACACGGTCCACGACACGGACGCCCTCGACGCCGAGGAGGTCGAGCGCCTCCAGCGCGACATGCCCGAGCAGGCATTCGCACGCGAATACCTCTGCGACTTCAGCGCCGCCGGCGATGACCAGCTCATCAGCCTGTCCGAGGCAGACGCCGCCGCCAGCCGCCGCTACCCGGACGGGGACGTCCTCGAGTTCCCGCTGGTGATCGGCGTCGACCCGGCCCGGTTCGGGGATGACCGCAGCGTCATCGTCCTGCGCCAGGGCCTGCGGATGGAAGACCCGGTCATCCGGCAGGGGATCGACAACATGAACCTCGCGGCCATCGTCGCCAGCATCATCGAGGACCGCGACCCGGACGCCGTGTTCATCGACGCAGGCGCCGGCTCAGGCGTCATCGACCGCCTGCGCCAGCTCGGCTACGAGGTCACCGAGGTGCCATTCGGCGGCAAGGCCACGTTCCCGAACCTGTTCGTCAACAAGCGCACCGAGATGTGGTGGGCCGTCAAGGAATGGCTCGAGAACGGCGGCAGCATCCCGCAGGACACGACCCTCAAGCAGGAACTGTCGACCCCGATGTACTGGTACGACGCGGTCGGCAAGCGCGTCCTCGAGTCGAAGGACGAGATCAAGAAGCGGCTTCAGGGCGGCGGCAGCCCGGACATCGCGGACGCGCTCGCGCTCACCTTCGCCTACCCGGTCGCCAAGATGCTGCCTCGCGAGGTGCGCGAGCGGCTCGACCCGAAACCCAAGGACTACGACCCGTACGCAGAGATCAGTACCCGTAACCGATGATGGGAGGAATACAGTCATGCCCGTAAGGCTCGCGACTGCGGACGATCT